CCTATTTTGTACTATACAAATAGGCTTTTCACCTATCCGGTGGTTTACGTCACTGCGTGATCATTCTAATCAAATGGTAGTTGATCATCAGGAATCGTATTATCTTGACTGCTATTGGCAAATGGATCATCATTCTCTGATGGCAATGGTGCATCAGAATTAGGATTCATGTTTGACGGCAGATCACTGTCATCCAACTCTAATTCTTCTGGTTGTTCAGCTTCTTCCAAGTCGTAAGACGTGTAGGGGTTCGATGGGTCTTTCTTGTTTGGTCGTACAGTTACTTTTAAGGTGGTCAGTAGTCCCTCATGGCCATGTAACTTTTGCCCCAGATGCTCATGAATGTCGGTCTCATTGTCAAAATCAAAATCTTCATCAGTGACATCAACGCCCAAAAATGAACCAAGCTTGGCGGCAAATTTGATGTTACGGTCAAGGATGAAATCAGGGATTGCTTTACCGGATTTAGATTTTTCTGCAAAAGAAATGTTAACGTTTTCTGTTTGCCCTTCATGTTCACCTTCCATAACTTGGAAAGAAACGCCAAAACAATCCCAACCGGAATCAAATGCCCGGTGCTCAATAGCAGTCACGCTTGTCAAATAATCGCCTGCTGGTAATCCGCTGGCACTAACGATCTCATCTGTCTTTGGGTCGAATCCTGCTAAACCTTTGCTTGCTAAATCTCGTAGACTCATAATTATTTACCTGCCTTTGTAGTATTTGTTGTTGGTTCAGGTTTCAAGGCACCTGGAATAGCCCTTAAAATACGTAGAATCTTTTCATCATCAATGTGACTGGAATAGTAATCCTTTCGCTTGTCAGTGATCGACCGAACGTAGCGGTTACCGATTTTTTGCACGTGAATAACCAGATCACAATTTCCGTTGACGATGTTGTAATATTTAACTTTCAATGATGGGGTTTCGTGACTGTTGCCAGCATCGTCAATCTTGTCGTCCACCCGTGAAATATAAATCACGTTAACTGGCAATGCTTTTAGCTCCATAACCATTCCTTGGAATACCGAATTAAACGTAGCGTAGCCTTTACCGTATGGAATATCAGACAAGGCTTTTACTCCTGCTTCTAAGCAAACCGCCTGTTCAATCAAGAGCGCCACATCGTCAATCACATCTAATATGATAGTTTTATATGAATGATTCTCCGTTTGTAATGCCAACATGATTTCATCGAGTTGCTCAATAACAGTATTTCCGGCGCTCCCATCTCTCTTACGTTCATTTAGCAGCTGAATAGATGGTGCTTTGTTGGCTTTAGCATTGCCATCAGTATTTAGAAATAATGGATCGGGAAAGCGTTCCGCTAGATAACTCTTCCCAGCCATAGTAGCTCCATAGATAAAGTAATTCCGTGGTGTATCTACCGTTTTTTGTGGTTTGTTTGGTGGTAGAATACTCATTTCCTAATCATCCCTTTCTTCTTTAACTGGAAGTAAACCCAACCTGGTTTGTACTTGTGAATCTTTTGATAGGCCACAATTTCGGCCACTGAATGTAGTTCTTCCGGCTTTTTATTTTTGACCTTTTTCATCAATCTGGTCTGTGCTAATTGCTCAGCATCGACTTTCTCTAACTCTGCTTTGCCGTCTACTTCTACCTTGTGGTCATCCTTTGGCAACTCAGCACCACAGTAAGGACATGTGTCACCTTGCTTATAGAACGTTCCAAAGCACTTCGGGCAAATTGTGACACCTGGAACCGTCTCAGATCCAGCCGTCTTCTTACCCTTGTTCTTTTTTCCTTGAAGCGTCCAATTGCGATTCTCAGTCGGCAATCCAAACCGTTCAACGTTTCCCACGTGGTCAATGATGACTGCTGTTTTACCTTCCCGTGGATTCATGGAACGCATGCTGAATTGCAGAAACAGTGCCAGTGATTGAGTCGGTCGCAGCATGATCACACAGTCCACGTTTGGCAGGTCAAGCCCTTCCGTAAATAACTCTGCGTTAGTGACAATTTGAATTTTGCCATCACGGTATTGCTGGATGATCTCATCACGTTCCACTTTGGGTGTTTTTCCATCCACTTCCTGTGCCGTGATACCATGTTTATTGAAGGCGTCAGCTAGTTGTTTAGCGCTATCCACATTGTAGGTGTAAGCAATTGCCTGTTTGCCGTTAGCTAATCTCAGGTAGTTATTAACGGCATTTCCGTAAATCTTTGGTTTAATGGCCTTCTTGATACTGTCATCGCTAAATTCACCATTGCGTTTAACTTTCAGCATTTCGGTATTAATCTGTTTCGGTGCGTAATAAGCGACTGGTGCTAAATTTCCTTGTTCAATCAGCCAATCAATCGGCTTTCCAACAATTAAATCATCCGCAATACTGGTGAACCCGTCACCGCTTAAGCGGATTGGGGTCGCTGTAAACATCAGCTTGACGGCATTTGGGAAAGCTTCCAGTATTCGCTGGTAGGATTTAGCTAACACATGGTGAGCTTCATCAACAAAAATTACTGCTGGTTCCTGAAGTTTATCAACATGACGGGTAATAGTTTGAACCATACCGATCTTTGATAAATCCATGTCCACGCCCTGCGCTGAAAAAGTTGATACCACTTGGTCAACGATTTCCTTGCGATGCACGATAAACAATATTCGATTTCCTCTAGTTGTGGTTCTGCGGGCGATTTCGGCCATAATTACAGTCTTACCAGTTCTAGGGTGGGGACTGTACCATGATAGATTTATGACCGTGGCGCATAGAATCAACAATCTGATTTAATTCTTCAGTCTGATAATCTCTAAGTTGGTACAATCCTGATACCTACGCTTTCTCATACATAATTCCTTGCTGATCCATATAATGTCGTAACGTCCACATCTGGTCAGTTGTCCCAGTGATTTTTAAGGTGTACTGTTTAGAAACTACCTCACCTGTGTTAGTGTCAACGATTGCATTACCTTGTTGCTTTTGATGAGTACGTTCCTCAGCAGCTTTGGCTTCCACATTTTGTTGTTGCTGTGTTTTGCGTTCGACAGCCTTATCGATGCCTGAAAGTAGATAAGTCACATCACTATCAATGCCACGGTCATACGACTGCTTCACTTGGTCTACCCATCCGTCAGGGTCTACGCCCTGTGCTGTAGCATATTTCGTGACTGTAGTAATATCGGTCTGCAATTTATCTTGGGCTTTTTTAAGTTGCACCATCGTTCCGGCAATACCATCTTCGATCTGCTTATCTGTGACAGTCTTATTTAACCATTTTGGATCAATTTCAATTTCAGATGCTAATACTTGATAGTTAGGGGCCATTTCGTCAATCAACGATTGCACGTGCTGCTTTTTTTGCTCACGTTGTTGAACCTTTAATTCGTCTAGGCCATCATCAATCTGTGCAATGGTCGTATTAATTGGTTCTCTTAATTGTTTAACTAATTCTGCAAAATCGTTGTAAGGTTGGTTGAAGCCACGTTTGATTTCTTTGCGCTTATCATCTAAGGCCTGTTGGACTTTATTCAGCTGTGCTCGCACAACCTTCACATCTGCTTCAGTGGTTTCAGTGATCACTTCATTTGCGTATCGTTCTGCATAAGCAGTAGCAGCACGCATTAAACCATCATAGTTGTGGATCTTAATCTGCGTTGGTGTGTACTCAATTGAATAATCTGGCAGCTGCAACGCTTGTGCTTCGTTACTCATTTAATACCACCTACTTTCAATAAGTTGGATTTTTCAACCTCTAGGCAAAAGTAATAATCATTAAGCTTAATGATGTCACTCACCGGAGTTACTAGAATTTTATGACGCAGTGTGTTAATTCGATGTTGTACAATCTTTAACCAAATATTTTCCATGATATTATCCTTTCCGTGGTACACTTAAATTAGTTAATTTTTTATTTCTGCCAGCTTCTTGCGATAGCTGGTTTTTCTAACCGCCTGCTTATCCATGTCTTCCCATTTATGCCAGGCTATTGAAATCATTAGATCAACCTCTTTTCTTTAATCTGGTCGCGAAGTGTGGTTTGAAGTAATACGCCATTGCGTGTACAATTGAAGTGAAAAATTTTTAGCAATGCGTATCTGTTAAATGGCTGTGACTGGCGGGTCACGGCTTTTTTATTTGCTCCCAATCCCGAAAAAATCGTCTGTAAAAAATGACTTGATTGCACGCTTGAAATCTCCCTTCCTATATCCTTCGATAACTTTTTCTGGTGCCACTACCCAAGCTGTGATAATAGCTGTCATGACCATTAGACCAAATGTTACTGTTTCCATGTATTCTCCTTATGCTGTCTGCTCAACTTTAGGCATGATTCCCTTTGATTCAAGAAAGTCGTAAAGGAAACGTTGCCCTTTTTGCGTCCACTTCATGGTATTGCGTACCATTTCGATGCCATCACTGTTGGTGTATCCGTAAGGTTCGACATGCGTGTAGCCTAGATTCTGATACTTGGCATACAACAGCCATGTTTTGCCTTGTTTGTATTGAATGCCTAAGCCGTGTAACAGCTTGTTAAACTCACGTGTTGAGTAGCCGTAGTTCTTAGCAATTACCGATGTTGTTTCCAACCCTGGATTAGCTAACATCTTGTCGGTGTAGTCTGCTTTAGGCTGCAGCACTGAAATTTTCTCTGCTTGGTCAGCGGCCAAACGTAATGCTTCTGGCAACGTAGATGGCACTTGAAATTTAACTTGCTGTTCCATCTCGTTGAACGCATCAATGTACTGTAGTTTGAATTGAAGCGCCTTGTCTCCTGTGAAGCCCATTGCTAACAAGGTAAAACCGTCACGGTTCATGTAATACATTGGGTATTCCTTACCACGGTTGGTATATGTTCCTTCGGCAAACATTTGGCTGCGTAACTTTGCGCTGCCAATTTCAAGGTTGACGATGGCACGTAAAACATCACGGTGGTTCTTTTCAAACGTATCTGCTACTTGCAAGCTACTGGTGACTGCTTGTTTGTCTTTCATGATTACCAATTCGTTCATGTGGTTCATTCCTTCCAGTTGTATACTTGGGTTATTCCAATTGATCGAGGTGAATAATATGACAAAATTTTTATTAGAATCTGATCGAAAGTTTATTATTTCAGCTTTAACAGGTTATATGCTTATGGATCTGACTCATGATCCCAAAACCGAATCGGAAGTTACGGATGACTCTAATTTAGTTCCATTTCTAAAAAGCCAACTTCCTGTGATCAAACACCTTCTGGAAAAAATGAATGATGAAGATTTAATAAGAGAATTCAAATTTTCCAAAACAAATAGTTATCACTAAATTTATGGTTTAGATGGGAAACTTTTGAAAAGATCGTCCATTTTGCTTTTATTCTGATCTTCAAAATAGTCTGCCAAATTTTTTTGAAGATCAGAGTCGTTAAGTTGAATATGGGAGATCTTTTTTTCAAACAATCGATCAATAATGCTTTTAGTCATGCCCCATTCAACTTGATTTAGACAAGCAACTCCTTTAGCAATTTTTTTATATGCATCGTTTTTATCTGTCATGTGGATCATTCCTTTCTATGCTGTATGCTCAATACGTGCCCGTAACTCAGTAGCAACCTCAGTAGCACCATCGTCCGTGTACAGCCATTGAGAATATGTGCCGGTTGTCGTGTGGCGGATTACCCAGTGTCCATATTTGTTGGCGCCCCCCTTAGGTGCTTTGATATTCAACTGATTGGCAATGCGGCCAACTAGCCCTTTTGAAATGCCTAACATATCGCCAATATACTGTGCAGCATAACCACTGTAATCTTGATCATCGAATCGCATATCATGACCGGTGATTAACGTTGCGGCTTCGTTTAGCATGCGTTGCTTGGCATATTCGTCTGACACTTCCATAGCAATGTCGTACAGCGCGGTAGCCTTTCGAGTTTGCTTGTTAGCTTCCATAATTTCTAGCCGCTTAGTACGTTGAGCCGTCAGCGTGTTTTCTGTACTATACGTGCCAGTCTTGCGGATTGACGGGAGCACGTCGTTGGTTACCCAGTGGCGGAACTTCGTTGCCTTACGGCGGATATCTGCATTCTTACCTTGCCGGCTGGCATCGAAAATGAGATCGTACACGCCAGATTCGTTGATGACTGTCACTGTTTGTTTTCCACCAGGGGTATCTATTTTAGACACCCCTTTGTCTTCCTCATTCACGTGTTCTCTAATAGCCTTTGCAGGTTGCGAATATCCTAAAGTGGCTGCTACGTCATTGCCAACAAAATGTGGTTCATCATCAATCATTACGGTGCGTACTTGATTGCCTTCAAAATTAAATGGTGTCATTTGATTCATGTGGATCATTCCTTTCTATACTGATTGTTTTGGTCGCGTTAATGCGACTTTTTCTGTTAAAAAAATGTCAACTACTTCTTCATTTGTAAGAGGAATAAAATTTTGCATTTTTTTTATTTCATCAATTGTAAACTTGTTTCCGCCATCTTTTAATTTTCTAGATAAAGTGCTCCGGTTAATTCCCAAAGCCATTGACAATGATTCGTGAGTTACATGCCGTTCAACCATCAGCCCTTTTAGACGATCAATTTTAATATCTAACATATAGGTAGTCTCTCCTTTCCAGTCGCATTGTTGCGACTCAATGAATAAATTATAATGCTTATCTTTGCAAAAAGCAATAGGAAAATCGCAAAAATGCGACTTTTTGTTGTTGCATTTTTGCAACAATGTGGTATACTAAAACCATCATATTAAGGAGGGAATTGTAAATGAATGTTGGCGAAAGAATGAAAACTATTCGCAAACAACAAGGCATAAGTGCCGACGTGCTTGCAGAAGCTATTGATGTTTCTAGGTCTACGATATTCAGATATGAAAAAGGCGATATAGAAAAACTGCCAATCGAAGTAGTTGCACGTGTTGCAAACGCTTTGCATGTTTCCCTTGCTGAATTAGTGGGACTTTCTAACGGTATTTTACCTGAAAAGATAAGCAACATAGTGTCTGAGCTAACAGCAGACAGGCAACAAAACGTTTATGATTATGCTGATAAGCAGCTAAAAGAGCAAAAAAACAATGTTGTTCATATACCTAGGACTCAAATTAGGCTTCTAGGAGCTGTATCTGCTGGTACTGGTGAGGAACTGCAAGATGATACAACCGAAGTTGATTACACAGGTATAATTCCTGATTATGATTATGCTTTACAAGTTAACGGTGATTCAATGGAACCGTTATTTACTGATCAGCAAATAATTTTTGTTAAATATGCAGAAGAAGCATTTAACGGACAGATAGTTATTGCTTACGTAGATGGTAAAGCTTATGTAAAGAAATACCATCAAACTGAATACAGTTGCCAACTCGTTAGTTTAAACGACAAATATGATCCGATAGATGTTAGCTATGACAAAAGCTTCAAGATAAAAGGAGTTGTAGTTTTGTAAGTCCCCCTATATTGGGACTTCTCTTAGTACTCAAAAAGAATGTAAGTTTGATTAGCCGGGTGGTTGATCATGGGTCCGAGTCCTATGTAATCAGTTAAAAATAATACCGCCAGTCCTCAGGATTAGCGGTATTATATATATAGACAACTTATCTAAGTAAAACCATTATTGGAGGAAAATACAGTGAAAAGATTAAAAATTAATACATGGACCGGAATTTTAGACATTGTCAACTGCTTCTTATTTGCGATTTCTTGGCTGGTGATTTTTAGCTCAGCATTTAGTGACGCAAGCAATGGTGGTAATTCTACTGACTCAGTAGCAACATTCTTCTATGTTATGGCTTGGATCGGCGTTGTACTAAACGTAGTCGCTCTAATTCAGTCACACAAGCATGGAATTTCATTAGTTGGATCCGTTCTAGGAATTATTGGAAGCGCATTATTTGGGCTTACAGCGGCAATGGCCTTTCCAGCAATAGTTGTTCTAATTGTCGCAGCAGTATTCATCATGTTACAGCACCCAAGTAAAAGCTACGAAGATAAAAACATTCATCCTCAAAATATGTAACCTAGAAAAAAGGCCTCCAGTGTTAAACCGGGAGCCTTTTTTAGTATACCAATTTCTACTTAACATAATGCGACTTATCCCAAGTAACCCACATTCACCGCGGTGCTTCCACATTCCGTTATTTTTTGATTGTGAACTTGTCCAAAAAAGAAGTGGTATAGGTCTTAGATTGGCTTTAATTGGGGAACTGTACTTTGTGAAATTTCTTGAGATTACGCCTAGACCATTCATCAATATTCTCCGTATTTTTGAACTTTCTTTGGATTTTGACTTGACGGGTTACGGTTTTCCCTTCAGTTTAGAGGGAGTGACGTTTTGAGCGCAGAATTGTTCCCTGGAAACAGCTATTTGGAATAACTGAACCAGAGTACAATTCTACTACTAAAAGTTTCCCCTTAGTTCGTCGGTCGTTAACGCCCGTCGCTTGTCTGTACAATTGCGGTATTGCTACCACCACTCATTATAAACCTACGTTTTCGGTTTAACCTACTAAAAAACGCCCTAGAAGGCGTTGGCAATACGTATTTTTATTTGTTCGATCACCAACTAATCAGTGGCACCAAGCCGAAGCTTCGTTTTACCACCCGCGCCGTTAATGGTCGCGCTCACCATTCACCACCCAGCCGTACAGATGACCTTGTTGTGGTATAGCCAGACTTATTGAAGTCGCACTGGCAAACGTGTCCCCTTGGATTTAGACCCCAGCTTGTCCCCTAGGGCTTTAAAAATCGCACCGGCCATGATATAATAATAACTAAACTAAATTAAATTTATATTTGTGGCGCTCACCGATTACAGTCGGTGGGTGTTTTTTTATGTTCTATTTTATATTTTTAATAATACCCCACCTTAGCAAAAAAATAAAGATAAAATTAGTTTTTGTATACTAATATTCAAATAGTAATTTATACAAATATCCTAATAGTAAAATATACATTTAGTATGATATTCAAATATACGGATAGTAAAAAAATATGTACTGGTATATCAATAACAACGCGGTCGTCTTATTTGAATATCTGAATACAAATATTCAAATATTCAAATACACAAATAGTCCAATATTCAGATATACAAATAGTAAATTTAAATAAACACACAAATCAAAACGAATATGTGGTAATATTTTTTGTAGTAAGGAGGGGACATGTTGACTAAGAAAATATTATTCGGAAATTTTAAGGGCGGTGTAGGCAAGACAACCAATTCCGTGATGACTGCCTATGAATTAGCAAAGAAAGGGTATAAAACCCTTGTATGTGACTTAGATCCTCAATCAAACTCCACTCAACTATTGAGAAGAACATATGGATTGCAGCATAACTCTGAATTAAAGATTGATAAAACTATGATGGTTGCAATTCAAGAAGAAAAACTACCCGATGCCATCGTTGAGATAATGAATAATCTGTACTTATTGCCTTCTTACAAAGACTTCGTTAGCTACCCGGATTTCTTGGAAATGAAATTTATGCCTAACGTGCCAAACTATAAAGAAAAAAGAATGTCATATTTCGGTACTCTTCTATCTGAAGTAGAGAATAAATTTGATTACATTATTTTTGATGTTCCGCCTACACTATCAATATTTACAGACACCGCTTTATACGATACAGATTATGTTATTATTGTTCTTCAGACTCAGCAAAGATCATTAGACGGTGCAGAAGCATTTTGGGAATATCTTCAAGAATTCTACAACAATCACACAGCTATAGACTTCGATATTGCTGGGATCTTGCCAGTCCTGTTAAAAAACAATTCCGGAATTGACAATCAAATCATAAAAGATGCTAGAGAAACTTTTGGCAAAGATATGATTTTTGAAAACATCATGCACCATATGGAAAGATTGAAGCGCTACGATAGAAAAGGAATATCAGAAAAAGGGCTAACTAGTGTAAACGACTTCCACGATATAAGGCTACACGCATTGTACGGCAAATTAACGGAAGAAATCATTGCTCGGACTGGGGGCAAATAGCAATGGCTAAAATGGAATTCAAAAAGCAAGATAGAAAGCAATTAAAGCAAACCAAACCAGTAGAAGAAACTGTCATATCTCGTCCTAGTAAAACATTTGATATAAAAGATATGGAAAAAAATGAAACGAATAAGAATCCCGTTGGTCGCCCTCGAAAAAACAAAAAGTATGGAACTGTTAGACTTCAAAAAAATAATGTAAATAGAATTAACTCCATTCAAAATTCGTTAGGATATATTACTCAAGATGATCTTATATCAGCACTGTTGGACAAAGCTGAGCGTGAATTATCAAATGAGCAAAAAATAATGTTCGAAATGTATATGAAGACATACCAAAACCGTAGTTCAAAGCACCCATAGACGACACGTTCATCTTTTAGACGTATACTTGTCCGTTTAAATGAAGCAGAATGTACACAAAAAAGCCACCCACCTCGTAATGAGATGAGTGGCCTTTTGGTTGTGTCAATTTTGTAGGATTGATTTAATCCTAGCGCTATTTACTTTTTAATTCACGTACATCGTCTTCAACATTGTCTAAGCGTTCGTTGATAACTTTGTGCTCGCTTCTGCTAGTAATTAAATCTTCACGCAGAGTATTTTGCGAATCAAACAGCCGTTCAATTCGCTGGCTGCTATCCTTCATACTTTGAGCAATGTCTTGCAGCTGATTTGCGAAGGGCTTCATGATAACCATCAAAGCTGCATAGATACCCGCGACTACAGCCAAAGCCAAGGTGACTAGTTCGATCCAACGATCAAAGGACATTACTTACCACCCGACTTTCTGACCAGTTTCACGAACTTCTTATTTGCGGTGATGTAGTTATCCTTATCCAGCATGAGCCGGTTCACCGCCCCATACTTAACTGCCTTTGCATACACCTTCGACCCCTTAGCCAGTACAGACCGACGCATATGGCCTCCCTTAAACTTAGGCGTGCTGTAGATATGGACTGGCTTCTTCGCAATCACTTCATAGAGACCATTATCTGACCAGTAGGAGTCCTTTTTAGGCTTAGTCTTACTAGTGGAGGAAGTACCGATCAAAACGCCGTCAAAGTCATAGCTGGCGTCGACACCATGGAAATTGTCGGTGTATTGCCAAGCGTTGGCATTAGCTACCCCCGGTTGACTGACACCATAAGCCGCCACCCAGATTGACTTATCTACCAGTTGGAAACGATTAATTCGGCCAGCATTGAACCAGCTACCTGAGCCGTACGTAATCACATTCTTGTACCCGTGACTAATTAGGTACCGAAGGAAGACGTTAACTTGACTGGTCGTCTTCCATGGTAAGTCTGGAGCTTCTACATCAATGGCTAATACTGTGGACTTATCTAATCCCATTTTCTTCACCCAAGCCAGAAAGTATTGAGCTTCAGCTGTTCCTCGTCCGTGAAAGAAATGGTAAACCCCAACGGTATTGAATGCTTTGAATCCATTGGTAATCTGGGTACCAGCCTTGGGACTGAGATAACCAGTACCTTCTGTTAGCTTGACCATAATACCATCAGTACCCCACTTCTTGAGCTGCTTCATGTAGGATAAGGAATCGGCTTGGTATGATGACAGGTCAACAATCTTTTTAGTCATTGCTTTCAGTCCCTTCTAATGGGGTAATGACCTCCGTTGGTGCTGGTACAGAGATTGGGGCATGATTATCCCCACCGGCCACCTTGTAAGCTTGATAAGCCTTCTCAACCAGTCCTGAGATAGTTTGAACATCTAAGTCAAAGCCATTGGCTGTTAATTGAGCATTAACGAAGCGGATTGCTTCCTTCTTCCGGTCAGACAGAGATAAGCCAGCCATTACTGCCATTTCTGGAACAATCGTATTCGCCAAGTTTAATCCCACTTCTAAGCCTTGCTTAACATGAACATTCTTTTCAGTCTGTACCTTGTGAGTCAAAACTGGCTTAACCAACTTGTACACGGCGGGAATTAATACTAGTAAGAAGGCGAATACTCCCGCGTTATTAAGCCAATTGAACACATCTGTAATTTCTTTGAACATTTTTTATCCTCCTAATTTTGGACAAATTAAAAGCACCTCACTATTTAGTAGCGGGCGCTTGGTAATCTTTACCAGTGATCTGTTTGTATTGGTCAGGCGTGATAAATCCATATTGCGTATACCACTCAATGTTTGGAGTCAGGTAGCCTAATCCATAGAAAAATGAAATTGTATCAAAGTCCATTATGATTACCTCCTAATTAGTTGCAGCCAAAGCATTTTTCTCATCAACGGCGTCTAGTCGTTCCTGCAATCGTTTCTCTTGGTCTGCCAGGGCTTGCCGCTTGTCATTGAGTTCTGCTTCGGCCTTCTGTTGCGCATTCATGCCAGCGCGTTCTTCCCCTTTGGACATCCATTCTTCTTTCAGGGATTCCAGCTGACCATTAAACTTTTCTTCCAGCTGCTTAGCTTTAGCACCCATCATTTTATTCACGTCATCTTGTGAATATGCTTTACCGGATGGTTCCTGATCTTTAGGTTCCTGATCTTTAGGTTCCTGATCTTTAGGTTCCTGATCTTTAGGTTCTTGTTGCTGCTCCTTATCAGGATCGATTGGCTTTGGTTCTTCACCAGGTTCAGCAAAACGTTGCAAGTTCATCTTCATCGTAAAAACTCCTTTTTAAAGTCCGCAGACTAAATCGGTTAAAGTCCGAATGACTAAATTGCTTGTTCTTTTAGGGCTGCAAGTAAGAAAAAGCCCACAAAAATAGGAGCTATTATCATATAAAGCAGATAAATAACTCCTATAATTTCGATTCTTTGTTAACTACCATTATTTGTAAGTGTTTTTAAGGGGCTATTACTAAGAAATCGCCCCTCGGAAACATTTAACACTTAAAACGGCTTAAATGAGTTTATACGGCGTTTAATTCCAAGTATGCTCGTTATCAATTTTTTGCTCTTTAGGGTGTTTGGCAGCATATTTTCTATCCGCTTGTTGGTTCCACCAGACACAAAAGATGTTTTACTGATTCTTAATTTGATAAAATTGCCTTAGACATTAAACTGGAGGAAAAATAATGAAGGATAACCAGGCTAAATATCCGCAATTAAGATTTAAAGGTTTCACTGATCCTTGGGTACAGCGTAACCTTGGTGAAGTTGTTGATGTTAAGAGTGGCCGGGACTATAAACACCTAAGTGAAGGTGATATTCCAGTTTACGGTACGGGCGGATACATGCTTAGTGTCGATGAGGCGCTTTCGCAAAATGATGATGCAATTGGAATTGGTCGTAAGGGAACGATAGATAATCCCTACCTTCTGCGCGCTCCATTTTGGACCGTAGATACGTTATTTTATGCGATTCCAAGGGTCGGATTTGATTTGAATTTTACGTTTGACATTTTCCAAAAGGTTAACTGGCGAAAGTTAGATGAATCAACAGGTGTGCCTTCACTTTCTAAGGCAACGATTAATTCAGTGTCTGCGGCTGTGCCATCAGAGGACGAACAGATCAAAATTGGTGGCCTGTTCGAAAAGATTGACAACCTTATCGCTGCTAACCAGCGTAAGTTAGATTTGCTCAAGGAACAGAAAAAAGGCTACTTGCAAAAAATGTTCCCTAAAAATGGTGAAAAAGTTCCTGAATTGCGATTTGCAGGATTTGCTGACGATTGGGAACAGCGTAAGTTGGGAGATGTTGTTGGTGAAATTCAAAGTGGCAATAGACTACCTAAAGATTCACTAACTAATGGAGACGTTCCATACGTAGTTGCTCAGACGAAAAACGACGGCGTTTTTACGAAAATTGCTAGAGGGACATTGGATTATAACGGAAAACCAATGAAGCTATTTCCTGGGAATTCAATCAGTTTTTCAATCGACAACCCAGAGGCGATGTTCTACAGAAACGCTGAATTCTATACTTCTAACATCATGCGGGTAATCCATGAAGACCATTTAACACACGAACAATATGTGTTTATTCTTGAGAACATGAAGCGTTTCATCAGAGGATATGATTGGTCTCGTAAATTTAGTGGTCCAGTTGTTAGCAATCTTGAATATCTGCAACCAAGTGAAAAAGAGCAACAAAAAATCGGCTCATTTTTCAAACAGTTAGACAACACTATCACTCTTCATCAACGTAAGTTAGATTTGTTGAAAGAACAGAAAAAAGGCTTTTTACAAAAGATGTTTGCTTAGGGTCTATAATTACAAATTGCCCCTAATCAAATTCACCTGTCATCATGCCGTCTAGTTGGCCATCAAGCAGATTCCCATCTTCATCACACGCTACCAACTGGCATCGACAACGTGGGTGCGTATCTTCTTGAGGAATCGGTGCTCGGCCGAATGGAAATATCTGCTTGTCTAATGGTTGGCAAATATCGCAAACATGGTAGTCTTCTTCAGTTAGCCACATTACATATTTAACGTCGCTATCTTCGTAAGCTTGTCGTTTACCTTCGTTGGTGTTATCAACAGATTGTGTCTGCATTAATCCATCAATTCGAGATAATAGCTGATTCATTGGTGTTGCTAAATTGTCATCAATTCGATCGCCCGACTGTGGAATGCTTCTAGTTAGCTTGTTCATTGCGGTTACTGAAATACCCCGACTCAGACCTTTATTTAAGGTTTCGACCATGCGATTAGCCATAACATCTTGGTGCACCCATAATCGTTGCACGTATTCGGCCTGATCAGTGCTCTGTGGAACGTTTTGCTGTGAACGTGAAGAGTTATCTGCATACGCTGCCGAACGCTGTCTATTTAGTTCTGTGACACCATATAGTTCGCTTCTCGCCGTCGCAATACTCATACCAGCCCCAATCATTGCACCCAACATATCTCGTTTGGTTAATGATGCTTTAACATAAGCAGCCTGTAACTGCTTAGATAGTTTATCGTCGGGTTGAACGTCCGTTAACATTTCGTTAATAGCAGCGTAAAAGTGTTGTGTGCCCCATGAACTAACTGCTGACGATACTTGATTAAGAGTTAACCCACTATCATCGGCGTACTCGTTGTAGAACTCTTTTAGATGATTGGCGATAATGCTTAACGCTTGCTGATAGAAGCTATTGATCGTCTGACTGTTCGCCTTGTCCTGCTTGACTAGTTGGCGAATCTTCTGGCGCTCCTTCTTGATCGTTGTCAACGCTATCACCTACCCCATTCACGTTCTGCAGTTTGGCTTGCGCAGCAGCAATCATATTTGTTGTTCGTTCATCTTGATCGCCAGACTCATCATCCACTTGTTGTTTTTCTTGATCAGCCGGAATCCCAGTAATCGGTTCAGCCAAATTACGCAATGTTTCTGCAGAAAATTTGCCCGTCTGATTGAGACCTTGAATAAGCGTCATCGTTTCCTGATTGTTCTTAGGCAGATTAGGCGTGAATGTGATTGTCACATTGTCGGCCGGATTGTTTTCATCGGTGATCGTAACGTCGTTATTTTTGAGATAGCTCCAATACGTCATTAGTAACCGCAACCGACGCCGTATGCCACGCTGATAAAGTGTTTCCGACATAGCCATCTCTTGGTCACTGCCCCATAGCTTGTAAGCCATGGCAACGCCCGACGCATTGGCTGCAAAGTTTTGGTCAGTTGTGTCGGGTGTGTTTGTGTCCTTATGAATGTCGGATAACAATTGGTTAATGTAAATTTGCCACTCACTAGCATTCAACGACTTAGTCAGATAAGCTGCCGATGTTGGCACAATAGTTGGCGATCCGTTTGGATTCTTTTGGACATATGGCCGTAGATACAAAACGTTTGTGTTGCTATCAAGCACCTTTTCAACCATAACGGGTGCATTACTTTTACCGTTGGTTGTGGATTCATTTGTATATCCACCACTCACGTTGTCAATATAAACTGGCTGACCGTCTGGTCCTAGTTTTTGCTCTGACTTACCGGAATTGTTGGCAACTTTTCCGTTGATCATCAGCATTGAATTGCTAAAATCTTCTTGGCTGTTAGCCATCTCAGACAGCGCTTGGTCATAGGCGTCAATCTCATCGAGTTTAGTCTCCCAAGTGCCCACACGTTCTTCATTTAAGCCATATTCAGTTAACGGCACTTGTTGGAAAAAGTGTTCTTCAGTGTCTGTCAGAGTCCAATCACTATCGGGTTCGTCGCCCGCTGTAAAGTGATAAATGTTCTTATCCGTATAGACTTCAACTTGATAGTTTGTTTCATCTGCCACCTTAACGACGTAATAACGCACAGCAAATAGTTCTACGGGTTCTACGTCGGTAGACCAGACTACGAACGCGCTATTGGGATCGATTGCCGTAACTCGTGGATCTTTTGACCCGCCTGCTACATATAGCAGCTCATACGCACGCCCAGTATTCGCTAAGTTCTTGCCCATAATCTTTTCGTGATACGGCTCATCATTGGTTTGATTAAAATCATCTAGTGCTTGCATTGGCCCTTCACCAATGTCGGTGTCATCATCTTTGTTTTGGTACCCGAACGTTAATGGCGTGCCAAACTCATATCCTACTTGAATGTTAGTAATATAGCGCGCCAATGCGCTAGAGATACGGTTATCTGCTCGATGGCTCTTCTTGTTGGACAACCAGTAATGAATGTTGTTGTCTGCTTGGTAATAACGTTCCAATTCAAGAATTCGTGGCAATTGATTTGTGTAGTGATCGTTAACGTACCACTGCACTAACTCTTCAAACGCCGCTGGGGTATCTTTAATAGCGTCCCATCTTGCTTGTGGAATGCTGTATATTTGATTAGTATCGAACGAATATCGCCCACCATAACGTTTGCCATTTAACAGGCTAATCGAGTTAGGCTCAGGATTAATCGACAGGCTGTGAGCTGTTTGGTCGTTTGTCTCTGCCATCATTGTTCACCTCGCTTTCATGCAATTGGCAATAATTGTGTGCAAACTTAACGGCCAGCAACCTATTAGAGTCGCTGACCGTTTTATCTGTTTCATTAATGTTGTCATTCACTAATTTTGCTAAACTTTCAAATATCATTTTGACATCCAGCCCAATTGGTACCGAATAAGTGATACCTCGATCTTCAAATTCAAGTGGTTTACCATTAAGCATCGGCTCAAACACATTCATATCAAGCGGTGCTGTGTCCTTGGTAGTTGCTTGTTTTTTCCACTCTTCCATTGTCATTAGCTTTGCCATCAATGTCACCTCAAAATCTATGCTTAAGTGTCTAATCTAGGTGTACTCTATATAGACATTACAACTTAAAAGGCCAAATCCCCTATAAAACCAAAACCCGTAAGCTTAAGACTTGCTTTTTAATTGTTTAATCAACTGTCCATTTTGAGTGTCTATTTTAGACATGAATAAATTACCAAAAATCATCAGGGTAATCGATCAATCCGTTATCAGCTAATAACTTAGTCTGATCGTTATAACTGTTATCCGGTTGTTTGTTATTTTGATTCCACAACTTGGTTGCAATCGCGTAACGAATAGCATCCATCACATGGTCATGTTCTTTGACTGGTTCACCCGTTTTGTCATTCCAAACATACTGATAAACCTCATCTAAGAACTGCTGTATGCCTTCTTGAACGGCCATAAACTTATGCTGCTTAATAAGCCCCGCAACTTGTTCAATGCCCTTTAAAACGGATTTATAGGCATACTGAGCGTTGATGTTATTTTCCTTGAACTCATCAATATGTTCAACCCGGGCCGTGTCACAATAAAATGGGATATTGTACCCATAGTCTTGTTGTATCTGCTTAGCGACACTAACCCAATGGTCAATCTGTTGTAAATTACCGGTGTGTTCCTCAACCAAGTACGTATTACCCTGATTGTCGTCAGCAAGCACCACAAGCGACGTATCGTGCTCGTAGCCCCAATCGACGCCACAATAGTAGTTAAGTGTTTGATCCGCGGTACGTTTATCAAATTCCGAGTGGCTGATAACATTCTTGGACTTATCGAAGTCGCCATAAACTAATCCTTCACCAGCAACCCACAATCCTAATATGCCGCGATCATAGAACATGCCACTCATTTGCGCCTTCATATCATGCACGTACTTCTTAGGCAAAAATGTATTGTCGTCCATCGTGAAATGATTGTAAATGATACCTTTTGACTCGTCCTTAGCCTGATCAATGTACTTTCGTTTAAGCCAATGGGTTGGCATATCTGGGTTGGTATCCCCAATGATTCTAGCCCCTTCAAATCCACGAACACGATTACGAATTTCTGCGAATACTTTTTCATTGGCAAGCGACATTTCATTAATATAAGCGCCCCAGGCAGTCATGCCACGAATAGATGCCATACCAGCAATTGAACCCGTATAGGCTTGTACAACCCGCACGCCAAACAATTCAAAAGCGCCATGCACATCGAACTTAATATTAAGCATAGGGTAAGCCTGCATGATTTCTTGCAGCACGTTGTTAGCAATCGTCTTACTAGAAAATCCGGCTAGAATGTATTGTGCTTTCTTATCCATTGATTGGGCTATCCTGTCAATACGTAATAGCTCACGCAAAAACATGTCATTGTCAATGATCGTCTTGCCAGAACCAACGGCCCCACTGTTGATCATCAGCGACCAGTCGTCACAGTCAAACTGCTTGAAGACTTCGACTTGCTTCTTTGTGTAATTCAAATCAGCATAAGTTGTCATTTGTCACTGTCCTCCTTCAACCGCTCGAACATCTTGTCAAACTGCTTGCCAACATCTTGGCCACCAATTCTAGCATCACGAGCCTTTTGCTCTGCCACATCAGCCTCAGCTTCTAGCTTACGAATTTTAGCACTCATTAGCTTGTCTGAACTGGGATAACGCTTTAGGATTTCTTTCATTGCTGATATACGTGTTTTCAAATCAGCCGTCTTTTCATCTTCAGTTGTGCCAAATGGCGTTGATGAGATAACTGTCTCTTTTGTTTCGCCTCGGGCAATACTAGTTAACAGTTGCAAGGCTTCTGTAGCGTCCATAATTTTATGCGATTCAATCTTAACCAGATTATCTTTGATGTAATTTTTAATATCGGGTTTTGTCAGGTTTTCTTGCCCAATAGAACGAGATGTATGTTTGCTGTAACCCGCATCAATCGCGGACTGAGTGGCGTTCCCGGACTTGATATAATTGTCAGCGAATTTTTGTTGTTTTACTGTTAGTTTCATTACATACCACCACACCTCCATTTAGTTATTCTATGTATTAAAAAGCACCGCAATTAAGCGATGCCAATTGATTTTTCCTGCTTTATTTTCAGTTCATTCAGTCGTCGATCAGTTAAGCTCTTACGCTTGCGATCCTTGATTTTGGATTTTTTATGACTCTTCGTATGCTTGTTGTGTTTGCTCATTTAACAATCTCCCAGTCGTTGGCTAACATGTCTGTTTGACTTGCTAACCAACCTACAACAATCGAACCATCTGCAGCTTTCATATCAATATGTGGGTTAATATTGATATATTTCTGGCTATCAGGGGTAGACTTAGCGAGCGCCAAGTTACGAATCCTATCTGTGGAAATTAGAGTTCCACTTTCCAAATAAATAAACATGCCTTTACCATTCCAACCTTCACGAGCAACCTTTTTACCATGATGCAACGCTTCTAATGCTTCGCCAAAATCCATAATTGCTTCCTCCTTATTTTCATCCAAATTAAAAGCGCCATGCTTCTTTGCACGACGCTCGCGTTTCTTCTTATCAGCCAACCAACGCTCTAAGCCACGATAGCAATGGTTCTCTGCTGGGCTAACATAGCCATACTCAGTGTGTCGCATGTAGCCACACTCCCAACACGATAATGAGCAGCACCATCAGCAGGCCTAATATTAAGTTGTCTCATTGATAGTTTCTCATTGCTACTCCTCCAAATTAAAAGGCCGCCTCGTTTGAGACGACCGTGTATGTGATTGGTGTGGAATCGAACCACACGCGGTTATGAACCGTCTACTCTAACCAACTGAGTTAAAGGTCCTTACTGGCAACACGTGCAACGGGAATCGAACCCGCATCTTCTTTGCTCTGCCGTTGAGCTATGCACGTCCATTTAAGCATTCGCTTATGATACCAATTTACATCCAAACTAGGGGTCAAAAATACCAGTTTAGTCTCAATTCATAGAGTAAAGTCCCAATTGTTTTGCACAGCTTGAAATGAATTGTTTTTTCAATCTAAATGCAGTTGCTCGACTGCACCCAATCAAGTGGTTCACAACTAGTCCATCGATCGTATATCGAGGCCGCTTTCTGAAATACAGTTCGTCAATAATAATCTCGGTATCTTCTCCCACTTCATCTAAGCAGTCATCGATAACTTGGCGTTGCTTCTTGAGTGCGTTAATCCGCTTATCCTCATCTAGTGTGATAATTAACTGGTCTTCGCTGTCGTTGAATCCGTTCTGTGCCCGACCACCGCCAACATTATCATCAACCGGTTTCATTGGATAACGTAGTTCTTGTTCCCGCTGTTCAATGTACTTATCAATCTTGGGATAATCCCGTAAGATGTCCTCAACTGTTCTAATCGTCGATCGTTTCACCAATCATGCCTCCTAAAATGGCCGTGTAAGCTCGTTAAGAATTTTATCCCATCGTCAGCTAATGGATAACCTGGTTGCGTTCCTTCGCTGACAACTTGTTAATCGCGTTGCGCTGGCTGCCGTTCAGCTTGGTAAAGTGATTGCCGCACCACACTAGTGCCTGTGCCACATCGCCACCATAGCTTGCCAGGCCTTGCAGCACGTAATTGCGATACTCAATCTGTTCGTGTGTCATGCTGCGCCTCCACTAATTTCCGACCACACATCGGGCAATAATTAATATTTGCTGCTTCGCTTTTACTTACGCAACCGGAATCAAAAGAAGCGCCAAACTCTAAGTTTCCCTCGTCATCTGTCCCGCAATACGCTGCGTCTTCTAAATCAACCTCATAATCTGTTCTACCACTAAAATCCAGGAATGGTTCATGACAATACTTACATCTTTGTTGCTCATCGGTTTCGTTCATTTGTCTGCCTCCACTAATTCCGGATTTATATACTCAAAACAATATCCATGAACTGAATTTCTTTTTCCGCTAAGAACACTAGAAATATTGCTATTAGATTTTAACCCTAAAAAATATTGTGCGTCCTTAATAGATTTGAACTTTCCGATATAAATATCATTTTTGTACATAGCGATAGGCTTTTCTTTCTTTTTAGCAACCTCACGTACACCCTTATAATAATTTTCATTCCAAGAAAGCCATTGCATATTATAAAATTCATAACCAACTAGTGGATTTATTCTGTCCACAGACGGTTTTGAAACCTCGCTATAATTGTCGAACACCCAAATTTTAAATAGTCGGTGGAAGTTTTTGTCTTTCATAGACCAATCATAAAAATCTTTTAGATTAAATCGAACATTCCCAAACCCATTATTATTATTTCTTTTCTTTAATTTCTGATAAAGATTAGTTATAACTCCCTTTTTTGTATGTCTAAATTTCTCAGTAGTGTTGTCCCACACTCTAAATTTTGGTACCATCATTAACCCTCCACATCTTTAACCTTGACCACACCGTTCAAAATTTTGGCTACTTTGCGGCCAATAAATTTGCCATCCTGTTGACCAAAGTAGGCTGCATCATTGGCATCTTTACTAAAGCTAAAGCACTCTGAACTAAAGTTACTAAGGTAATACACGTTGCTATCTCGTAAATTCGTAATACTAATTATTTTCATTTATGGTTTTCACTCCCATTTCGATAGTGGCGCCGTTGTTCCGCATTACTAAGTCGCTTATGCTTGATGGTGCTAAGAAGCCCCATCACTGCTAACCGCTTAGTTACCCAAATATGATCATGCCCCATTAGACGACCGATCTTTTGCGAATTGTGAATGCCATGATCCCAATAGTATTGAATCTCAACCACATCATCATGACTAATAGTGGCACTAGTTTTCGGATACCTAAATTGTGGATCGTCTTCGTTACCAATCGCGGACTTCCTAAGCTTACTTAATAACGGATTGTCTTCTGGCACTAGCTTAATATTGCCATATTGTTTTTCTAGCTTATTTAAAGCATCATAATCAAGCATTATTATCACCTACAATCTTCAACGCATCATCAACGCTTCTTGCTACACCATACAGCACTGGATAATTACGGATGAATGTTGCAAAATTGATTTGATCGTGCCGAAGCCTTCCTGTTTCATTTTTCATTTCGATGAAAAACATTTTACCATCTGCATGACGAAAACCAAATAAGTCTGGGTATCCTCTTGGCAAGCCGGTATCAAACCAACGACCATTTTCCAACATGAATTTACCCACATTGGCACGAAATACCGTGCAACCATGTTTTGATAAAGCCACCCGAACATCATTTTGAATTTTCTGTTCTCTCGTCATAATTTAAGAATGTGCATACACACATACAGTAGAATACACTAAAATACACTAACTGAAATCGCTTCGTTCTTACTCTCCCAAGGGTTTTATTCGTGTGCATACGCGAATACACTAATTTCAACTCTATATAGGCTATATACCCCCCCCCTATACCCCCTATATATATATATTATTATTATTATTATTAATAAATATAGTAGTAGTGTATTCATATACTAGGTAAACCCTTGATATGGCTGAGTTAAGGACTGCATACACTAGTATGCATTTAGTCGCTACGTACTGTATTCAGTGTATTCACTTTCGTCTATACCCCCTTTTCGAGATGTTACCAATCCGTTTTTGACCCGGCTTCCAATCTTTTTTGTTATCCATCACATACTTAATCTTTCTCGCCAATTGACGATTACCAACTAAATTGCCACCACCAATTTTGTCGCAAATATCTGTGCTGGTGATAAAATCATCATTCCAAGTTTGCAAAGCACGATCAATAGCGTCTTCTTCAGCATCGATATACATAAAGTCTTCACGATTCTTTGCCAGTAAAGCCTCCTGGTCATCATTTAGTAAAAACTTAAACCCTTGCCGGTACATGGTGGTAGCTTCACCCCAAAGCTGGTCAATGTAGTCCTGATTCAAGTCTTCAGTCATGGGTGACTTCTTTTGCAGTGTTTTGTTAGCCAAAACCGGCATGAAACGCCGTTCACCGGTTTTATCTTTCAGGTAAGTAATTTCGTTAGTGGTTCGTGCCATCACGAAATTTTCATAACGTCTAACGGTGGCATGCCCATATGGTTTACGAAATTCTAATGTTTCAGAACTAATGAATTTCTTCAGGACTTCAAAGCTGCTGTTGTTACTAGCCGTCATTTCATCGTCATTGATAATTAACGCTCGTAACATGTTGGCGTAATTGTCTTTGTTCTCAAAATCAGTAAACTGGTCGGTATACCACCCGTTTGAAATCTTTTTTAGTAAGGTCGTTTTACCAACGCCTTGACCGCCGACTAGATCCAATACATAATCAAATTTCATTTCCGGTTCGTAGATCTTCGCCACCGCCCCAATCATGAATATTTCTGATTCTAGAGCCGTGGTTGGCGTGCGTGGTGCACCTAGATAATCTGATAAAAAAAAGTCTATTCGTAACTGACCATCATATTTTTGTTCACAGGCTTCAAAATAATCTAATACTGGATTAAACACGTTACGTCGGGCGATATTGACCATGGCACCCTGTAACATCTTTTCAGGAAACATCACTTGGTATTTCTTTTCAATGTAGCCTAGCAAAGCTGGCGTATAGTCATCATCAATCAGGCCTTTTTCCAACATCAGTTTCGGAATATCTTCCAACAGCTCAATTTCGTAAGTAAATTCATTAAATGCAATTTTGCCCGCTAGTAGTGGATCACGTTGCAAAATCAAGCCAATGTTCGTGATGCTGTTAGCCTTGATATTACCGTCCTTATTAGTCATAAATCCTTCGATCGGAAAGTCAGTCACGTTGCTTTTTTTTGCCTGCTCCTGTTGCAACTTCTTCAGCTTTTTCATGTCATCTTCAAGCCCCATTGTTTGCCTCCCTTCTTTTGACTTCTTTTTTAACCATTGATTCAAATGTTCGATTTAGCTCACGCTCTGTAAGCGATTCTGGAGTCCTCTGGTTTGCTTCTAGTGCAAGCTGGTAAACTATATCGGCATCCACGTTGCGGAACATCAGGCCCCCAATAAATGACGCTAGGGCGTTATTACGTCCTCCAGTTATGCCAAAACCATTGATGATTGATTCAAACAGATTGGTTGTCACGTTCTTCTCACCATCGAATTTCAAACTTTCAGGCGTATACTCCTCGTATTTCTCTGCATTGATTGCCTTAACCAGCTCTGGACTAGCGGTAACAATTGGCTCGCGATTCAACCACTGATACCGCTTGCCGTGGTTGATGCTTGGGGCGACTACTACATAATTATTTTGGTGGGCTTTGATGTCCACACCTGGCAACCAGCCAATATTTTGTTGAACTGCCATATCATCACGTTTGAGATAGAATAGCTGCTGTCCACCGCCCGCTGTTTTCTGTGCTAACGTTTTGCGGAACAAGTGCTTATCTCTAACATTGGCAATTGATTCAAAGCCATCAGCGCCGTTTGGGTGTCGGTCAATATCTACTACAAAGAAATTAGTGGTACGTAAAGCAATGTTTGCCGTTGGGTGAATTGTCCATAGATGTTTAACTTCATCGGTGGTCAATGGTGGCTGATCAGCGAATTTTATCAGCGGTGTTTTACCATTCATCGGTAATACACTAAATCCTGACTTAGAATACTGAATCGCGTAATTTATTATATTTTGCATATTACATCTT